ATCTTGAGCTACCATTCTAAGTGCAGCATCGGTAGTATTCCCGTATATTAATCCTGCAAGTTGTCTTGCATTATTAATATCTGTTGGATCCTTCATTGCTATTGCATGAATAGCTTTTACCGCTCTATCAAAAGGTATTTTCTTTTCTAATTTTTTAGTTATAGTAAATTTATCCGCTTTCTTAATTGCATTTTCAGCTGCAGACTCTGTAGTAGTGTAAACCATTTTAGTGCTTGTGCCTTTTTCTCCTGATGGAACCTGTACTTTAAACTTTGCATTAGTTGGAATATCTGGATTTATTTTTCTGTCGTTAGCAGTAATTGGTCTAACTATTTTATAAATTTTTCTTTCCTCTGGAGATGAATATATTTTTTGTTTTACAGAACTAGCTAATTCTTTTTTTGGTATATCTACTCCTGGAACTCCATCTTTTTTTGCTTGAGTTATAACACCTCCAACCGTGGATTGATTTAATTTTATATTATGATTTTTTTCTAGAATTTCAGAGATTGCTTGTGATCCTAATTTATCTTCTACTCTGTATTTTAATATTAAATCTTTTGTTTCTTGAGGTAGAGAAGAACCTTTTCCTAATTCAATTCTTGAGCTAGACTCAAGATACTGTTTCATCTGTCTATATTGCGGAGGTGTAAGTGACATTATTCTCCTAACATTCTAGCGATGCCACCAGATGCTTTTTTAATTGATGGAATATTATCTGACACTTCATCTACGATTTCTTTTTTAACTATTTCACTTATATCATCAGCACCTGCCATAGTTCCATCTTGATCAAACTCTACTTTGTATTCATCATACTCATCTGGCGGTGTCCCTTTTGTAGTTTCATCACCTCTTCCTTTTTTATAATCCATAACAGTTCTATCATTTATAGTGTCAAAACTTTTATCATTATAAACTCCTACGCCTGTTTTATCTTTTACAATTTGCATATCACCTGTTGAAATATCTTCAGTTAATGTATACTCATCACCGTTCTTACCTGTATAATAATATTCATTTACTCTTTCTTGAGGTTTGACTTTTGATTCTTTACCTAAAAGTTTAATTTTTTCTGCTAAACTAAAAAAATAATCTGGTGGTTGTGTGTTAGGAACAACTTTAGTTACATCTTTTGCAACTTTTGCTGTTTTACCTGTTTTAAAAAATTTTCCAAGAATAGGTATTGTTGCAAGACCACCCATAATTTTCATAAAAGTTCTTCTGTCCATACCATCTTTTAAACCAATACGACCTCCGTCTTTATAACCTTCTTTCATTGCTTGTCTAACAGCTTCACCCATATCAAAACCATCATCCATTAGTTCTCGTACACGCTTAGCAAATTTTGCAGTTTGTGCGTCTTCATCAGCAACTCCATTTCCTTCTGCATAACCAATACGACCACCGTCTGCTTTTTCTTCCATATAAATATTTTTATGAAGATCTAATAACATTTTTTCTAATAACTCTGGACTATCTTTATATTTTTCTTTGTACTCTTGAGAAAACTCTTCAAACATTTTATCTTGTCGTTCTTTTTTCTGTTCCTCATTCATATTCTTTAACATTTTTTTTAATTGATTAGTTACTAATGCACCACTGGCAGCGATAGGTATAACCTCTGATGCTACTTCTAATTCTTTTCCTTCTTTCATTCTATCTTTTACGCTTTTGTTATATTTTTTAAATGCTTGAACTGGACTGTTCTCACTTAAAAATTTTATAAATCTTGGACCAAGTCCTTGAGAAAAGCCAATACGTCCCCCCTCTGCAAAACGTTTTAAAAGTTGAATTTTAAATTCAGGTTCACCTTTATCTACATCATACATAAGCTGTCCACTAATTCCCTCACCACCTGGATTAATATCTAATCCTATCGCTCTTTTTCTAGAACCACCTTCACCTAAAATTAATTCTTGATCATCTTTTTCAACTCTTGTCCTACCTTTGTCACGACCATAGGTCGTAAGAAAATTTATTCTGTCGGTTATTGGAAACTTTGAATTAAGAAGAATTTTGTATGTTTCATTATCCATTGTAATACCCTCTGGTGCACCTATAATTTGTTGTTTACCAGATTTAGATCCTTCAGCTTCTATATTAACAAACTTCTTAATTTTATCTGCAAGTTTCTTCATTTTCAAACGGTTTCTTTCTCTTGGTGTCATGTTAAGTAACTCTGACAAACCTTCACTACCATTAGCAAAACCTGCACGTCCACCTTTCGCCAATCCTTCAATTAATGGTTTACCTTTTTTTAACGTATCTAAAACTTCAGTATAACTCATGCCATAATTATCCATGACATATGGAATCTGACCAGATTTACCTGACTTTAATATCATTTGAATATCTTTGTCAGTTGCATTGCCAAACTTTTTAAAATCAGATACTAATTTTTCTACACTGTAATCTCTGTCTGAAATACTTTTTATACCCATCTCTTCATCAAACTTAGCTCTCATCGCAAGTGGTATTGCTTCTTCTCCTTCTGCAGTTCTAGTAGGAAATTTTTTCATCATCGCAAACTCTCTTGCAATATCAGGATCTCTTAATAATTGATTTTTAATACCTGTAAAGTCGCCTTTCTTTGTGGCTTCTTTTATATTTTTAAAGGGACTTGGCATTTGATCTGTAATATCTATGACATTGTCTTTAGCAATTGTTTTTGTTTTTGCTGCAGAAGATTGATTAATAAAAGCCATAGCTTCATTCATGGCTCCGTCTGATTTAATAGCATCTGGGTTAATGCCATTTTCAATAAGAAGCTGTCTTAGTATACCTTCTTGAAAATCTACCTTTTGAGTATTTGGTATTATCATGATACCTTCATCAGTCGTTTTAAGTAAATTTTTTTTAGCGTAGTTTCTAATAAAGTTGACTTTTGACATTAATAATAATTCCTTTTACGTTCGCCGAGTTTTTCTTCGACATAGTCTTCAGGGTGACCGATTAGACCGCCCTGTCTAAATCGCATGATAGCCTGGGTCGTAGAGTCGACCAAGTCATCATGATCACCGTAAGGAAATGCAGCACACTCTTCAATGACGTCGTCTGCAAATTTCTGCTCAGGTGCCCATATCATACCAGATTCAAACAAAGGTGCAACCGCATTTACACGTGCATGCTTATCATTTCCTTTGCTTGGACTAAAATTTACAACTGGTATGTCCATCTGCCTTAACTCGTAAGTTAGTGGTAAACCAGATGCTTTAGCCTCAATAATTACTGTTTCAGGTTTCCAATAAGAATATTGTTCAAGAGCCAGTCTTCGTAGTTCTGGAAACTCGTATCTACCCTTTACCGCATCTAACAATATTAAATTAGCAGGACTATCTTCGTCTGGATAGAATATACCCCATGTCGTTATCGCACTGTAATCAGCTGTCTCCTTTTTTAAAAATGCTGTGTCGTAAGATTGTATCACGTGTTGTAGCTGTGGTATGTCATCGTTGGTGTACTTCATCCACCACTCCCTTTTTAATATTGCACCTTCCTCTGCTGTTGGGTTCTGCATCCACTGTGCGTTCCATTTGCCCGTGGGCAGTGTTGCTTGAACCTTTTCTAATTCATCTAACTTCCAATACTCTGGCCAAACAGGAGTTGCGTTCCGTGAGCCGTGGTCCATGATTGCTGGAAACTCGACCACGTGCCACTGATCAGCTTTTGCTTCTTTCTGGTTCGCGAGTAATTTTCCTGTTAAATCTTTATTAGACCAACGAGTCATAACGAGCACAATCTTACCGCCTGGTTGTAAACGTTGTCGTGGTCCTGATGTATACCACTCGTAAGCAGACTCCATGGCTGTTGGAGATAAAGCATCTTGTTCTGAATGTGGGTCGTCAATAATTAGAAGATCTGCACCACGTCCTGTGATCGCACCACCAACACCAGCTGCAAAGTATTCACCACCCTGTGCTGTCTCCCAACGTCCTGCTGCCTTTGAGTCTTCTTGTAATCTTGTTTGAAAAATTTTTCCGTAGTCCTCACTATCAATTAAATTTTTTGCCTTACGACCAAACCTCACGGCTAATTCACCGGTGTGGGTTGCTTGAATAATCTTGAGCTTTGGATCACGGCCCACCATCCAAGCCGGAAGTAAGTATGAGGCAAACTCCGACTTAGTATGTCTTGGGGGCATGTTAACTATCAGACGAGTTATCTCGCCTGATGCTAATTTATTAAATTTGTCAGCAATGTGTCTGTGGTGGGACCCCTCTATAAAATCGGGCCACATACACTTTACAAAAGATATAAAATCATTTTTAGCTTTGTTCTGTATCTTTTTTTCAGCGTGTAATACTTGCAGTTGTTTAAATTTTTTACGAACATCTGCAGGTAGTTTACTTATGTCTATATTATTCAATTCCATAAAAATTTTTTAAAAAATTTTTTGCATCACATTTAAGATGTTCAACATGTTTTTACCAGCTATAACTGTCTAAATCAAGCAATACAACCTAGAGTAGTGGGACCCCTTTTACAAAAAGGGGTGGCCCGGCCACAACTTATAATTGATTTTTGGATTTAATTTGGGACCCCTGGCGGCGTTAGCCGCCAGAGATAAGGAGCTAGTCTAGTAATGTCATGTATGCTTTAGCATTCATCTTACCAAACTTATGTAAACCTTTTTGCACAGTCTTATAGTCCTCGTCTATTTCTGCCTGTTTAATCATAATGTATAACTTATATTCTTCTGGAGTTAACATTGTTGATTGACCTGAAAAAGGGTTTGTTGTTTTAATTGTTCTTTCTGTCATAATATATATCCTATATTATCCCTTATGCATTGTCAACTACTTTTTTTTCAATGGTCCAATTATTCCAATTATAATAACCATTGTTGTTTGTTTCTTTTACAGGGTCCTTGATTGGTGTTTCTAGTGGCTCTCGTCTTGGCGCAATAGATACGACAGCCTCAGTATGTTTAGCCATAAAATCCATTAAGCATTGATGATTACAAAAGAAATCCCATATGTTGGCGCCACCATTGCCAAACATAGAGCGACCATATTTGTTTGTAACTTTTTTTGTTCGTAAAACTTTGTTGCCTTTACTGCCTCTTACTCGGTCAACTGTGTGTTTAGTATGACATTCTGGACCATGGCACCAATTAAAACTCATTAATGCCTCACTTTCCACGCAGTATTGGCAGTTCTATATCCATGTGCGTCTAAATCATAATAAACATAATAAGGAACACCTTTTTTAGATGTGCCATATCTGCTTTTTTCGTCGTGTTTTCCTCGTCTTGTTATGTGCTTTTTGTGCTTGTTAGCCCAATAAGTTATATAAAATGTTTTAGTCATTTATGCCTTTCTGTTATGGGATTATCTTATAGGATAATCCCATAATTGTCAATAGTTAATTTACACTTTCTGCATTATTTTTTTCGTATAATAACCTCGCTTTTATTTTATCTGCTCTTGACTGATTTTTGTTTTTCATACCTTTAATTCTTTCAGCAAGATTTTTAGGATTATAAATAACTAGCCCTGTACTATTAGTTCTAATTATTTCTGCGTCAGTAATATTTAAACCAAGTTCAGTACAAAGTTCCAATGCCTCGTCTAAATATTTATAACCTTTTAGACCAATTTTAATTTCTTTCATTTGGTCTAAAATAGATTTAATCCATTTGTGGTGTGCAATAACAAATTGACCTTTTGCCTGTTTCCACTCTTGCAACATCATAAACTCTTGTTCAGTACAAGCAATAGACCTATCACGACAATAATTTCTACCAATTAAATCTAATTGATATTTTTCATTCCACTCTTTGCCATAACCTTTGTCGTCGTCGCCAAGATATTTATTATTGTTGTCAGTATATTTTGTTTTATGTGGGTTGTTATCTTTGCCCTCTTGTTCAATCAAAATATCAGGATTACAATTTTCTTGTGCCTTTAGTTCATCACGAAACAAAGCATAGCCATATTCATTTTCTCTTGAATATGAAGAATTGTTTTCAGTATCTATTGAACCATTTAAACGAAAGTCAAAATGTTTTTCAATAGCTTTTTGTTCCATAATGGGATTGTTGTCGTAATCTCTACTTTCCACCTCGCCCATGTAATGAAAATGAAAGCAACTATCTTTTGCGATAGTATCAACATTTTCAAACTTGTCTTGCAGATATTGTGCCTTTGCAACATCATCTAAAGTATAATGTCGTCTAACAATTTTTTCTGCAACTTTCCACGCATTGTCGTTCAAGTCAATTTGTTGTCCTTTCAACTCATCATACTTTTGTTTTTCTTGCGTGTCCTCTTGTTCAAGATGTACTCGCATACGATTTGCGATTTTATTTCTGTACTCTTGGTTTAGTCTTATTCTAGTCATTTTACCTCTTTCTGTATTTATTTTTTGCATGATTTGTTTTTAACACTTGACAAAAGGATTGTCAAGTATTATATAGGATATATGAAATTAGTTATGGCAACGATATCTATAATGGCAAAGCATGACATAAGCTAGTTTTGGGACAACTTCTGGTTGTGCTGTACGTCACACCGCAATATGCCGTCTTCGTGCAGTGAACAGCCAGAACTGATCCCTGAGCTGTGTAGCGTATCAAAAAAAGATGCTAAGTTAGGGTTTGTTATCAACTACACTAACCTATACAGCTCTGGGATCAGAACTAGGTAGGCGCCTGTTTCGACGGGCTATATTCTAGGTCGCGATTCCTGATGGGAATGGGTGAGTAGGGATGCATACTGGAAACCCCGCCTATTAGCCACTAGTACTGATCCCTGGTCCTATTAGTGCTGGCAAGACTGCAGAAGCGCCGGTGTGAAGAGGACCTGGGATCAGTCAAAGCGACAAGCCGCAAGCTTCAAGCGTCAAGCCTCAAGCTTGACAAATAAAGATTATAGGATTATAAAGGATATATGAAAACAGAAACAGCATTAAAGATTATAGGAGGCAGCCTGAGCAAGCCTTCAAAAATGCCAGGATGGTCGATAGGTTTACCTGCCAAAGAGTGCAAGACAGGCGCCAAGCTCCAGAAGGTCCCTGGCTCTGTCTGTTATGACTGTTACGCCATGAAGGGCTGCTACGTGTTCAAGGTTGTCCAGAATGCACAGTATCGAAGGCTGGCGGCGATTAAGTCACCGCAATGGGTCAACGCGATGGCGCACCTGATCAACAGCAAAAAGCCGGATGTATTTAGATGGCATGATAGCGGAGACGTTCAGGATCTGGATCATCTTAAAAAAATTTATGAAGTCTGCAGGTTGACACCTTCTAAGCGTCACTGGCTCCCGACTCGTGAAGCATGGATAAAGGATCACCTGTCAGATAAGCCAGACAATTTAGTCATACGATTTAGCGCGCCCATGGTTGACCAGCGGGCGCCTGCTTCGTGGCCTAACTCTTCGGAAGTGGTGAGCTCTGGGGCTAGCTGTCCAGCTGCAAAACAAAATAATGAATGCAGAGACTGCAGGGCCTGTTGGGACAGCTCAATTAAAACAGTTTCATATGGGAAGCATTGACATGTGGAGACACCCAAAATATTATAAAGAATTACGAAAGCTACGTAATAAACTGGATCAGGCCATTAGCGAACAAGCTTCGACGGAAGTATCTAGCGTGCGTCCTGGTCCGGGCCTTAAGCGTCAAGCTTCAAGCACCAAGCTCCGTGAGCAACAAGCGACAAGCGTCAAGCCCCGAGGCACAAGCGTCAAGCTTCAAGCCGCAAGCATCAAGCTCCAAGACTCTTGAGCCACGGAAAAGTTTCAAGCACCCTTGATCAAGGGCCTCGACCAAGATAAAAGTATTGTTAGGATGTTTCACATGAAAGGCAATTTGATGTGGAGACAGACGTACCTTGTTACTCTTCGTAACTTTAAGTTCTAGTGTAAAAAAGTGGCTGTTAGCATTGTAACCCAATAGATCAGGAGTACCGGATAGACTAAGATTTTCAAGTCTAATCCACGATATTTCAGGTATAAATTTTTTAATTTTTGCATATAATTTTCGCTCGGGTTTCAAGGTAACTAGGGCTTTCTAATCCGGTGTTTTAGGAGCGATAATTATCTTTTCTCTCGTAGGTTTGAATACAACACGGATAGCACTTTGTCCAATTATATTTGACTCTTGCACTTCAATTCTTTT